ATTGACCTAATCGAAAGGGTGAAGGATGGATTTGATTATCCAACTGATCCTACATTAAGACCAATTCTTAGTGTTCCTTCAATTTGTCAGGTGAAGGATATTGCAAGAATCGAAAGTATTGGAATTACAACTGGTGGTAGAGGATACCACGTTGCTCCAATTTTAAAAGTTATTGGAAATGACGATATTGATTTGGATGCATCAATTCAAGGTGGTTCTGTCACTAATGTTGTTATTACTAAGAATACTAGAAACTTGAGCGGTCCATTAAAAATTATTGCAACAAGAAACTCTAATGGGTATGATATTGATGATATTGTTTATAATGAAAGTGAAAATAAAGTAACACTTGAACTTGTAAACTCAGATTCCCAAATCTATCCATTAAGTGGTGATTTCCCATTCCAAATTGGTGATAGTATTTTTGTTGAAAATACTAGAATTTCTGACTCAGATGTTAAGAATGGATACAATTCTGAAGATTATAATCACAAATTTTTTACTGTAAGTGGTGTTAGTACATCTAACTTTACAGTTACTTACTCAATGAATGGATTTGGAACAAATCTTGGTGATTATAATACTGATATTAATTATGGTTATGTGGTTAATCAGAAAGATATTGCCACTTTCAAGATGAATATTATTGATGACCTTGGTTATTTCTCTGGTGAAAATGTTATTGGATATAATTCATCTAATCAGCAAGTATTTACTGCTAAGGTGATGGAAAGTGGTTGGGATAATGATATCAATCAGTTGAGATTAATTGATAGTAAAGGTTTACTAGAAACCGGAAATAAACTTTTAGGTTCTAGGTCTAGACTATTTGGTACAGTTCAGACTGCATCTCAATATAACCTTACATCTACCCTAGGAACTACTAGAGACAAAATTAATGACCTTAAAGATAATGCTGGTTACTTAAATGATTATCAGCAAAGAATTGCTGATAACCATTACTATCAAAAGTTTTCTTACGCACTAAAAACACAATTATCTTACGATAGATGGAGAGAGTCTGTACGATCATTGGTTCATCCAGCAGGATTTAAAGAGTTCTCCGACCTTGATGTTATTTCCAATACATCTTCCACAGGACAAAATATGAAGGTTGGTGTTGGAGACTCTTCATTGAGTGTTCTCATCAATGTAGATGGTGGTGGGTCTATGTATAGTAGGCCAAACTTTGCAATGGTAACAGAAGATGAAGTTTTACCAAATGGTACTATTGAAAGAATCTTTTTCCCAGAAGGAGTAAATCTCAGACCATATATTCTCAATAAAACTAATAAAGTTCTTAAGATTGATGATATAAGTCCTCAATTTACTGGATTTAATACTAGTATTGGTGGCGGAATTGTTGGTTTAACAACATTCTCTTTAAAAAATAATGGGGATGCTTTATTTTATAGAGAGTTTGATGGTGCCGTTGAAAAGAATTTTAATTTGAGTAATGATAGATTTACTTTTGAGAATCATAACTTCCAATCTGGACAAGAATTGAAGTATGTTACTAAAGATATTCTCAGGCCAGCAGTAGGAACTGCAACAACGTTTGTTGAAAACTCATTCTCTTATCCATCAGCATCAAGTACGATTGATTCACCATTTGATAGTTACGATTCAACTACCAGAACATTCGATGAGAATTAACAGATAAATAAAAGAAAAAGAATCGTGTGCAATGGCGAAATTAGGAATAAACACTGGTGCCACTCCAAATGATGGTACTGGTGACTCATTATTGGGTGGTGCTATAAAGGTTAATTCCAATTTTGATGAGATTTACTCAGCATTAGGTGATGGTTCCACAATCACAAATTCCATCGACTACGCAGTTGTTGCTGGTTACTCTACTGCATCGGGTATTTCCACTTATGCATTAAATGCTGGGATATCAACTTATGCTGATGCGGCAGGTATAGCAACTAATGCAACACTTGCTGCTACGGCAACATATGCTATAAATGCGGGTCTTTCCACAGAAGCAACAGTTGCTGGTGGTTTAAAAAGTACACCAAATATTACTGTTGGTATTATAACCGCATCTAGGATTGAATGTGAGGGTCAATTTATTACAGGTATTGTCACAACAATTATTGCTGGTGACAATATTGGAATTGATACTAACTTTGGTCAAGTTACAATTAGTAATAATAAACCAGATGATTTCCCATCAAAGTGGGTTCAGTCAGGTGTTGGTATTCATACATTTGCCAATGTCGGTCTGAATACGAATAACCCTCTTGCTGATTTGCATTTACATAATGCTGCAATGAAGGCAACTGATGGAAGTTCTATTAGTTTAAATGATAATATTCCATTGAACTTTGGTTCATCTGGTGCTTCTGATTCTAGTTTATTTTTTGATGGAAATGACCTTATAATAAAATCAGGGTCAAAAGTTACACTTAAGGGAGCAAATACTAAACTACTTGATGCTGCTAATGCGGAAGGTGCAATCCTATATTACAATGGGGTAGAAAAACTTCAAATTCAAAGTCATGGAATTGATGTTACCGGAAAAGCAGAAATTTCTGGAGATATTAATGCAGTTGGTGTTGTAACTGCTAATCAGTTCCATGGTGATGGTTCAAACCTAACTGCTCTTCGTGCTGAGCAACTTCAAGGAGGTCCTCTACCAGTCCTAGATGGTCAAGCACTGACTGGTATCGCAACAATGCGTTCCAAGGTCTCTGTAGCAGCAACTGCACTGGGTGTTATTCATACTGGTATTGGGTTTACCGAATTTGAAGCATATAATATGTACTCACTTTTAAAAATCGGTGTTAGTACATCTAATGTTAGAGTTCGATTATATGCAGACATCGAGTCAAGAAATGATGATACTGGTAGGGCAGTTGGTGCTGCACACTCCACTAGTGTTCACTTAATTCATGATGAATTTATTGGTGAAAGTGCCCAAGCATATAGCATTCTTGGAACCTATGGTAAGAGGCAAGTAATTGCACCAGCAGTTATTGGATTTAATATGGAAGATGGTGATAGAGATGGAAAAATTTATGCCACTTTTGATAACTTCACTGGTGTATCCACTGATGTCAATGCAATTCTAGAAATTGTAAGACTGGAATTTTGATAATGAATAATAGTCAATAACGAGTAAAATAATATGAGAACAGTACCAGGCACTGGAGCACAGTTTACTCCAATCTTTAACTCTGACTATGGTGTAGAGTCCTTCGTTGTAGGGGCTGGTGGAACCGATTACGATCCATCAGACCCTCCAAAAATTGAGATTGATGATACTATTGTACCTTTAACTGAGGGTGTATTCTTCCCGATTATTAAAAGTGGAAAAATCGTAAGGATTGCTGTACTTGAAAAGGGATTTGGATACTCACCATTAATTGTTCCTGGTGGTATAAAGGTTGGTATTGCAACTACTTCGTTCGTCGAAAGTTCCATTCTTGTTAGAACTGGAGTCGGTACTGAGGTCTCTGTTTCCGTTGCAAGTACAGCATCCCATGTCATTATGGCAGTTGAGGGTAGTAGTGGATCTTCTATCCTGGAAAACGGTTATAATAAAACTATTAATCAAGCAGGATATGCTGGCACATCAGCACCAGTTGTACCAGATGGTACTAGTAATCAGAATATATTCTATGGATTTACTCATCCATTTGAATCATATGCAACTAGTGGTCTAGGAACTAATTCCAAATACAATGTATTCATTGTTTATGATTCTGGTACTGGTAACGCAATATCTACATCTATTGTTTTACGTGAGGGTGGTAATGGGTATGCAGTAGGAGATACCGTATCTATTGCGGGAACATATATTGGTGGGGCAACCCCAGCAAATGACCTTTCATTTGATGTAAGTGCTGTTGCAAATACAAGAATTCTAGCACAGGCAAATAGTGTATATTCTGGTTTAGAGGCATCCACAATAGTTGGCAGTGGAACGAGTGCTGTATTTGATATTTCGAGAGATGGTTTTGGTGATATCGTTAGTATTGATGTTACTAATGGTGGTGTTGGATATGCACTAACAAGTCTTCTGAAGATTGTAGGTACAGAAGTTGGTGGAGTGACACCTGCAGATGATATGTTCCTTTCACCAAAAGTTCTTGGTGCCAATGTGTTGCCAGAAAAACTATATGTTAGAAAATTAGATAATAATACATTTACTGTTTCTGGATTATCCACATCTTCAAGACTAGATATCATAGAAGTTGGTGAGGGAGACCATTCAATTGAATATGTGGGGTCAGATGAAAGTACTATCATATCTATTGATAATATAGTCCAAAATTCACTCTATAGGAGAGACCTTGTAGTAGGATTATCACATACTATCGGATATACGAGCACCACGATTTATCTTACTGGAATTTCTTCTATAACTTCTCTCGATACAATTCAGGTTGGTTCTGAATTCTTTAAAATTAATTCTATAGGTATTGGTGCTACAAACGAGTTTGGAGTAACTAGGGGATACTTGGGTAGTAGACAGGATTACCATGCTGTTGGAACGGCAGTAACTATCCATAGAGGGGATTATAATATTGATGAAGATAAAATTCACTTCACTACCGCACCTTACGGTCCAATAGGACCAATTGGGTTAAAGGTTAACTCTTCATTTAGTGGAAGAGCGTTTAGTAGAAAATTTGATCCGGGAACTCCAAACGATAAAAATCTTATTTTTGACGATTTATCAACACAATTTGTTGGAGCATCATCAACAGAATTTTTTCTCCAGTCTAATGAGCAATCTATTGTTGGCATATACACTGATACCAATACAGTTCTATCTAGTGGTATTGATGTTAGCAATAATCCATTAGTGTTCATTAATAATATTCCTCAAATTTCTGGAACAGACTTTGTTATTGATTCTACCAGTGGTCAAAATAGAATTAAATTTATATCTGGAACACCTTCAGCAGGTCAAATTATTAGGACTGGAATCACTAGTGGTATTGGATATGCACCATTAGTCGGTGCTGGTGCGACAGTATCAATTACCAGTGGTCAAATTACTGATATTCATCTTAGAGGTTTTGGTGGTGGATATAGAAATCCACCAGAAATTTCAATAGATTCTGTTACAGGTACAGGTGCTTCATTTACTTCTACAGTGGGTGCTGGTGGAACATTGACATCAATTAGTATAGTATCCGCAGGTAGTGGATATCCAGAACATCGTTATGCTGGTATATCAACAGCAAATTATGATCCAACTACAGGTGTATTAACAATTACATCTGTAGGTCATGGTATCGTATCTGGGGATACCATCAAGATTCCAAATAATAGTATCGTATTTACTTGCACCTCTAATAATAATTCGAGCAACAATCCTTATCCACGTTCAACTGACCCTGCTGCTAATAGGTGGTTAACGGCAACTACAGTTGATGATGATATAATTGAAGTTAACGTAGGAACATCCAATTTCGTATATTTTACTCCTACTGCTGCAGATTACAATTCTGCAACAGGATTGATGGAGTTGACGATTGGTAATCATAGTTTATCTGCTGGAACAAAAATTAAACTAGCAAATAACTCACTCACATTCACTTGTGATAAGGATAGTAATGCAACTCAACACACATATCCACGTTCAACTGACCCATTCTATGATACTTCAATCAATATTGAGTCAGTATCTGCAACCACAATTACAATTAATGTAGGACAGGCTGCACCTGCTGATCAATACGTTCATACATTTGTATCAGCAACATCTGGAGCAGTTATAACTGGTGGCAATTATCTCCATACATTTGTAAGTGCATCAACAAATGCATTGGTTATACAGGGCAACTCGGTAAAAGTTAACATTGGAATTCCATCAAACTACTTCTCAGTTCCATTAACATATGCTTCTGGTAGTAGTGGAAATGGTATTGGGGCAAAAGCAGATATAGCAGTTGGTAATAGTGGTGATATAATTTCATTCGTAATGTCAGACCCTGGTACTTATTATAGTGTTAAAGATGTTCTGACTCTCGATACATCATCTAATGGGTTAGTTACCTCAACATCGGGTACATTCACTGAACTTTTAGTTGAAGTTGAAGAAATCCTGACTGACAAATTTAGTGGTTTCTATCCTGGTCAATTTATTCAATTTGATAGTGTTGAACGATTCTTCAATGGATCAAAGAAGAAATTTACTCTTACTGTTTCTCAAGGTGGAGAAACTGAAATATTGAGTCTCAAAGTAGACCCAACTAGTGACCTAGACCTAGCACAAAATATATTTGTCTATATTAATGATATTTTGCAAGCACCAAATCAATCATATGATTTTGATGGATCTAGAATTGTATTTACAGAAGCACCTGTACCAAACTCTAAGTGTACAATATTGTTTTATAGGGGTTCTGATTTAGATGTTGAGCAAGTAGACCCACCAAGAACAATTAAAGAGGGTGATGGTGTTAGAATTGGAGATAATATTATTGATCCTAAGGACAGACCACAATTTGAACGTATCGTTAAGAAGATTATATCATCAAATTCACTTGATACATTCACATATGATAGCATTGGAATTAATACAGACCCAAATTCTGAACGTCCGTTAAGTTGGATAAAACAAACAGAAGATAAGATTATTAATGGTGTCCTTTATTCTAAGGCTAGACCAGACATCAAATCTCGTATTGAACCTACTGCAAAAGTAATTAAATCAGTAACCCCTGGTGAAAGTGAGATTTATGTTGATAATGCATATCCACTTTTTGTTGACGTAGATAAACTATCGGAGGATATCAATAATATAAAAATTGTTGACACTGGTGAAATTAGATCTGCAATTTCCTCAGTAACGGTATCTTCTGCGTCTACAGCATCATCAGTTTCTATTATTGATGGTGGAATTGGATTTTATAGAAATTCAAGTCCTGTAGTTGCTATATCTTCAGCAGTTATAAGCATGAAGGACCCAATTTATGGTTGGGTTGGTATTTCAACTACATCTGGTATTTCTACTACCAATACATACAATGATATTGGTATTGGTGAACCAATCGTAGCAGTTGGTTCTAGTGGTGCTCTTGGAATTTCAACTAATGGTTTTGAGTGGGCAGAAGGATATATTGGATATGGCAATACTATTAACTTCAATTCTGTTGCAGTTGCAGCAACTTCAAGATTCTTTATTGCCGGTGATGATGAGAAATTAGTTACTAACGTTGGACTAGGAACTGGATTTACCAGTTCGTGGACAGAAATAAGACTACTCAAAGAAACTGCTGTACTTGGTGTTCCACAACCAGTAATTACTTTTAGTACTTACGAGGGCAATTTTCAGTCAGTTTCTCATTCTTCTTTCCACAATACTAGTGTTGTTGTTGGTTCAAATAATGGTGTATTCAGTGGTGTTGGTATTGGAACAACTGCATTCTTTGAAAGAACTCCTGGAACTTTTGCTAACTATAATGCAGTAGCAACGAATGGTGGAGTTTATGTTATAGTTGGTGATAGTGGAACTATTCTTTACTCGTCTGATGGTGGATTCATTTGGGCACAAATTCCATCTGTACCATCATCCAGAACCTTCAAAGACGTAATTTGGACAGGAACTCAATTTGTATTGGTCGGTGAACATGCAAGTATATTCACTTCACCAGGAGGAACCACAAATTGGAGTAGAGTGGTTCCAAATATTACAGATCACATACACAAGATTAAGTATGAATACGGTGTATACGTTGCTGTAAATTCTGCTGGTCAACTCATATATTCTTTAGACCTTGAATATTGGACATATAGAGATACAAATCAAACACAAGTAGTTAGTGACATAGCATTTATCCCAGTCCCACCTCCTGCATTCTCAAGACCTGCATCTATGACTATTGTAAATGAGGATGGAAGATTTATCCTTGTTGGTGCTGGTGGAACAATTATGTATGCAGACCCCGTATATAATCGGGCAACTGCAAGTGCAAATTTAGTTAATGGTACGGTTGACAGTGTAGATATTGATAATCCTGGATTTGGTTATCTAAATTCACCACCAATAATTATTGAGTCTGGAACTTCACTTCAAGAAGAAATATTCTCAATTAAGGCAGAAGGTGATTTTGGTGAAATTATTGAAGTTGGTGTCGGTAACTCATTCATTGACTTTAGACTCAAATCTGAAGAATATGATAATGCTACTCTAGGAATTGGTTATTCATCACTTAATGTATTTGGAATTTCAAATTCACAACTTTCTGAAGGTGATTATTTTATAATTACTGATAGTAACTCTGAGATTGGTGCCGGTCTTGCATTAACGGGAATTACAACTAGTACTGGTGGATTGAATAACTACGCAGAATCTGTTGTTGGTGTTGCTTATACAACTTTAAATGGCGTGTATAGAGCAGAAAGAGTCAGTGCTCCACATGCAGGAATAGTTACTGTGAGATGCATGTTTGCATGGCAAAATGATGCCGCAATTCAAGTTAACGTAAATAATAACACTAACGGAATTCATGGTAAGTATTCCTGGGGAAGAATTTTTGATTTCCAAAATAGGGCAGTATTCTCACCAAAACATTTTTCTGTTGATACGAGTAACGGTCTAACTGGAATTTCAACTTCAGCAGAGGTCTTCAGAACAAGAGGTCTAAAGTAACTGCAAACTTGTCCACTAAATAAAAGAAAACTATTCTAGTAAAATGCCTGCGATAATTACTGAACAATTTAGGGTGATGAACGCCGAAACCTTTGTCAATAGTTTGGTTTCGGTAGGTAACACTGCTAACACTTATTATACTTTTATTGGCCAACCAAACAGTCTGGATATCCAGGCAGGTGGTTCAGCAGATTGGGGAAATGGATTACCACCCCTTGATGGTTTTGAAGAGGAAAATTCAATAAAAGAAACTATTCTTGCTATGAAAAAGGTGACAAAGCAAGATGTTAGGAGAATGATTAGAAAGGTAAATTGGGTTTCCGGTTCTACCTATGAGATGTACCGTCATGACTATAATATTTACAGTCAGACCCCAGTAACTAATCAACCAAATCTTTACTCTTCTAATTTTTATGTAATTAATGAAGACTTTAGAGTCTATACTTGTTTGCAGAATGGTACTGACCCAGAAAACCCTAAAGGTAGACCATCATTTGACCAACCTTCTTTTGTTGACCTTGAACCAAGACCAGCAGGAACTAGTGGTGATGGTTATATTTGGAAATATTTGTTTACAGTAAAACCATCAGAAATTGTAAAATTTGATTCTATTGAATTTATACCTGTTCCTGAAGATTGGGGAATTAAAGGAGAAACAGTTTCTACTAAGAATAACGCAATTGATGGTAAAGTTGAGGTAATTGCAATTACCAGCAGAGGAATTGGTTATCAACCAATTTCAAAATCATTTACTAATATTCCAATTCTTGGAGATGGTGAAGGTGGAAAGGCAACTGTCACTGTGGATTCATTTGGAAAGGTATCTGAAATATTTGTTACTGATGGTGGTAAAGGATATACAAAAGGTATTATTGAATTTAAACCAGGTGCTCCTGGAATACCATCCGAACTATCCAACTCTGGTTCATTATCAACTTTTGATGTAATTATTCCACCAAAAGGTGGTCACGGGTATGATATTTACAGAGAACTTGGTGCTTATCGAGTTTTAGTTTATTCTCGTTATTTAACTGATGAGTCAAATCCAGATATTATTTTAGGAAACGACTTTGCTAGAGTTGGAATTATTAAAAATCCAATGATTCTAGGTAGTGATACTGAAAGACTTACGACAGGTGAAGTAAGTGCATTAAACTCTGTAAAGTTATCTGGGGTTACAACTCAAACAACATATCCAGTTGATTCGATTATCACCCAAACTACTGGTGCAGGTGTTACTGCCATTGGTTTTGTTGCCTCTTGGGATGATATTACTGGTGTTCTTAAATACTATCAACCTGTTGGGTTAGCAACTGAAGGGGTTAATTATAAAATTAATAACTTCTCTTCTTCAATTGCTGGTGGTGGATCATACAGTATTAACTGTCCAAAGGTTATTGGTCCAGCACTTAGTGTTGATACGAATTTTACGGGTATTAGCACCCTAATAAATAATAGGACATATCAGCTGGGAAGTAATTTTGTGTCTGGTATTTCGTCAGCAGAGTATAATAAAAAATCTGGTGAAATCATCTATATTGATAACAGAAGGGCAATTCCAAGGTCCACAAGCCAAAAAGAAGATATCAAAATCGTATTGGAGTTCTAAAGTCAAATGCCACAAAATACCAATTTAAATGTATCTCCATACTTTGATGATTTTGATTCAAGTAAGAATTATCAAAGGGTTTTATTCAAACCAGCAACACCACTACAAGCAAGGGAACTAACTACTCTACAATCTATTCTTCAGAATCAGATTGAAAAGTTTGGGCAACACTTCTTCAAAGAAGGTTCTGTTGTCATCCCTGGTCAAATTGCTTATGATTCTGAGTATACTTCAGTTCAGATTGATGAATCCCACTTAGGTGTTCCTATATCTCTTTATATTAAGAGTCTAGTTGGAAAGACAATTAGAGGAGAAGTCAGTGGAGTAAAGGCAAAGATTGAAAATTATATTACAAATTCCCAGTCAGAAAGAGATAACTATACACTATATCTTAAATATCAGAGCTCAAGTTCTAATGACTTTTTGACTGATAAGTTTTTAGATGGTGAAAATCTTGTAGCAGAAGAAGATATTTTTTATGGAGTTTCTGCGATTAGAGATGGATCTACACTTGCAACTACAATTATACAGAATTCTACATCAATAGGTTCTGCTGTAAAGATTGCTTCTGGAGTCTACTTCATCAGGGGATTTTTCGTAGAAGTAAATCCACAAACAGTAATTTTAGACCAGTATACAAATTCTCCAACATATAGAGTTGGTTTGCTTATTAATGAGGAATTAGCAGTTGCTTCTAATTCTTATGAGGACCTATTTGATAATGCACAAGGATTCTCTAATTTCTCTGCACCTGGTGCAGATAGATTATCATTTGGCATATCTTTAATTAAAAAAGAAATTGATGATTTCAATGATGAAAATTTCATTGAACTTCTAAGAGTAGAAAATGGTGATCTTCATACATTTGTAAAAGAAACTAATTATAATTTAATCAGAGATGAGTTAGCAAGAAGAACATATGATGAATCTGGTGATTATTATGTAAGGCCATTTTCTATCTCTGTAAGAGAATCTCTTAATAATAGAATCGGAAATAATGGTATATTCAATGAGACTCAGGCAACTAAGTCTGGAAATAGTCCAAATGATAACTTAGGATCATTATTAGTATCTCCAGGTAAGGCAGTAGTTCGTGGTTATCCAATTGAAACTATCGACACAACAATTGTTGATTTTGAAAAACCAAGAACTACAGAAAAGGCAGAAAACCAAGCAATTCCATTTAGTGTTGGTAGACAAATTTTTATTAATAATCTAAATGGTGCTGCTCCTGTTGGATTTGGGACTACTTCACAGGTAGAACTTTATGACACAAGAACTGCGGTTAATGGTGTTCCATCTGGACAAAAAATTGGTATCGCAAGACTATATGACTTAAAACCAAGAAATGTAGCATATCAAGATGCCAAAACCCAATATGAGGCATCTTTATATGATGTTCAAACGTACACTGTATTACTTTTGAATGCAACGACAACTCTAGATAAATCAACTTATATTGAGGGCAATTCTAGTGGTGCTAGTGGATTTATTGTTGAGGATGTAGTAGCATCAAACCTAGTAAGACTATACCAAGTTTCAGGAACATTTAAGAAGGAAGAATCATTATCGATTAATGGTATTCCTGATGGTAGAATTATTACAAATATCCGTGATTTCTCCTTGGGAGATGTTCACCAACTTGTTAGTGATAATTCTTCTTCTGGTATTGGAACATTTACAGCAGACCCAGTATTATCACAATCAACTATTCTTACCGAACCTGGTTCTCAATTCACTATCTCTGCAGAGACTCTGGGTATCAGTACAGTAACCAGTTCAAGTCCATCACCATTTGTGGGAATTCAAACTGGTGATGTTGTAACCTACACAAAGCAAGGTTTTACGATTCCAACATTGAATAAGGTCATTGAAGTAACACAAAGTGAGATAAAAATTTCTTCGACTACTGATTTAGCAAATATCAACGACGGTTCTCTTCCAACTGTTGGAATTACTGCTAATGACTTCAAGAAAGTATCTTTGGAAGTACTTAATACCTCTAATGCTTTCCTATATGCTACGTTAAACAACAAAAATATTGAAAGTCTTGACCTAAGCACGTCTTCAATCATCACTAGAAAGTCATATAGTGTAACTGTTGTATCGAATGCTTTCGCAGCAACTCTAGAATCCGATATTGATTTAACTCTAGAACCATTTGATGAGGAAGATTTTAACCTTTCATATGTTGCTGGTGATATCGAACCATTAACTAATCAAAAAGTTGCTATATCGGGAAGAACTATTGGTCTCAGTAATTTAACACAAAATGGTCCTGCAGTTCTCACAGTTACGTATAAAAAGGTAAATACTACTGAAAAGACAAAGAATTTTAACAGATGCGAAAGTTTAATAGTTAATGGATCAAATAAAATTGCATCTGGTGTTGGAAGAACTACACTCAATGATGGTCTTATTCATAGAGAATACTATGGATTAAGAGTTCAGGATAGAGATATTTCTATCAATGTTCCTGATGCTATTAATATTCTTGGGATTTATGAGTCATCAACTGTAAATGACCCAACACTTCCAAGAATTCATTTCAGTGCTCTAAATTCAAATATCGGAAATTTAATTCGGGGTGAACGAATTATTGGTGCAACTACTGGAGCAGTAGCAGCATTTGTAGCATCGGATGGAAATAATATTGCAGAAGTGGTTTATCTTAATGAGAATAGATTTGCACTTAATGAAGAAGTTACTTTCCAGGAAACAAACATCGTTGGGACAGTTAGTGCTATTGATGTTGGTGATAAAAATATCAAAGGAAACTTTATTCTTGATAACGGACAAAGACCAGAACTTTATGACTATGCAAGACTAATTAGAAAATCTGGAGTATCTGCACCCACCAAGAAAATTAGAGTAATTTATAATGCATATACAATTTCTCCATCATCTGAAGGTGATTTTGTTTCTGTAGACTCTTATGGAAGAGATAGATACAGCAATGATATTGCAAGTATAAATGGTAATAGAAATTCTGATATTATTGATTTAAGACCAAGAGTCACGGTGTTTGATTCGGCAACTGCGGATAAATCACCGTTTGAATTTAATTCAAGACTGTTTGAATTAAATGCAAACTCATCAAATTCTATTATAGCAAAAGATAGAACAATCAATCTATCATATAATTATTATTTACCTAGAATTGATAGATTGTTCCTAACTAAAGACGGAACATTTACTGTCAATAGAGGTGTTCCATCATTGTCACCAAAGTCACCAAATAAATTAGATTCAGCACTAGAAGTTGCTACTCTTTATTTCCCAGCATATCTTTACAATGTTAAAGATATAAGAGTATCGTTGTCAACTCATAAGAGATATACCATGAAGGATATCTCTAGACTTGAAGATAGATTATCTAATGTTGAATTTTATAGTTCTTTGTCTCTACTAGAGACTGATACTAAAAATCTTTCAATTAGAGACCCACAAACTGGTCTTGATAAGTTCAAATCAGGTTTCTTTGTAGATAACTTTAAGTCTTATGATGGTGGTGACCTATCAAACCCAGTTTACAGAGCATCTGTAGATACTGCTTATGGTTATCTGAGACCACAGCATTATACAACTTCTATTGACTTAGTTGTTGGTTCTGAGGCAGTTATTGGTATTGGAACTACCTCCGACCCTGATGTTGACCTAAGATTTGCTACGGATTTAGGTAATAGTAATGTTAAGAGAATTAACGATGTTGTTCTTCTTGACTATACCGATAAAATTTACATTGAAAATAGATTTGCTACTAGAGTTGAGAATGTAAATCCATTCAACACACCAAGTTGGATTGGTAGTATTGAATTAAATCCATCCACGGATACTTGGGTAGAGACCAGAAGAACTGAAAGAACAGATGATGTTGAGGGAAATTTTGAAGCAACAATGAATCAACTTGGTGCGGATACCAATACTGGTTTATCACCAGTCAATTGGAATGCATGGGAAACTAACTGGGTTGGTGTAAACAATGTAGAGGGACCAGCAATCACACAAATTCAGAATGGTTCTAGGATTGTAAATACAAGCACCACCAATGATTGGTGGAGCAGAACTACTACAACTACTTGGGAAGATTCGTTTACTCAGTTTAGAAATGATACTTTCACTACTACAACAGACCAGTCTAGACAAGGAATACAGTTTGGTGTAAGTGAAAGATTTGATAGTGTAAATCTTGGTGATAGATTAGTTTCTAGAGTTATGATTACTTTAATGAGATCTAGAAATGTCGAGGCAATTGCTAGAAGGATGAAACCATCTACTAGATTCTATGCATTCTTTGACAATACTGATGTAACCACATTTGTAGTTCCAAAACTTATCGAAGTTAGAATGACTAGTGGAACCTTCCAAGAAGGTGAAACTGTCACTGGATTTGTCCCAGTTTCTGGAACAAATCGGTCAATCACTTTCCGTCTTGCACAGCAAAATCATAAGTATGGTCCTTACAATATTCCTAATGAACAGTATAAGGAAAATCCATATAATCCGAATAGTACATTATCCAACTCTTATTCATCAACAACTACTGTATTGAATGTTGATACTGCAAGTCTTGAAAATCAGGCAGATTCAAGATTCTTTGGATCTATTATTAAAGATATGCAACTTGTTGGTTCTCAAAGTAACGCAGTTGCGACAGTTTCTGATATTAGACTTATTTCTGACTCTTCAGGAACTCTAATTGCTTCACTATTCGTTCCTGACCCAACTATTCCATCAAATCCAACGTTTGAAACTGGAACTAAGACTCTCAAACTGACTACCAGTCAAATTAATAGTGATATTGCTGGAATCTCGGACAGTATGGCAGAGGCAAACTTTACTTCAAGTGGTAACATCGATAATATTGAGAATACCACTCTCAGAATTAGAAATGCTGAAGTCGAGAGAAATATTAGAAATGAAAATAGAACACTGACTGAGACAGAAGACAGATTAGTTGCTAACACAATTACAACTAATCGGTTAGAGACATCTAGAGTAAGAATTAGATGGGTTGACCCCCTGGCACAAACTTTCCAGGTTCTTGATAATAACGGAGTCTTCATAACTAAATGTGAGGTATTCTTCCAATCAATTGACCCAGGAAGTATTCCATGTACTCTAGAAATTAGAACTTCTGAACTTGGTCAACCGACACAGGAAATTTTACCTTTCGGTGAGATTACTCTAGACCCAAGTCAAATTAATGTTTCCGATGATGCGTCTGTTCCAACAACATTCACATTCCCAGCACCAGTATTCTTAGAAGGAGGTAATGACTATGCTTTAGTCATACTTTCAAATTCTAATGAGTATAATGTTTGGATTTCTAGAATGACTGAGGTTGATGTTTCAACCAGTAACAAACCAGAAGCAGAGAAGATTATTGTTTCACAGCAACCTTCACTTGGTTCATTGTTTAAGTCTCAAAATGGTGCAATTTGGGAACCTTCACAACTTGAAGACCTTAAGTTCAACCTTTATAGGGCAGAATTTACGTCTCAAACAGGAAGTTTCCGTTTCTATAACCCAGATTTGGGTGTAGGTAATAGACAGATTGCTTCTCTGAGAGCAAATCCAATTGTTTCTTACTCAAAAGAAGTGTTAGTTGGTATGTCTGGAAGTTTGACTTCAACAGATGTCACTAATTTAATTCCAGGAACATCGATATACCAATCAAATTATCCAAATTTCTCAGGAAAACTGAAGAGTATTGTTGGTACAGTTGGTATCGGTAGTGATTTGGATATTACCAATTCTGGTACTGGATATACCGGAAATGCAACATACAGCAATGCACCATTAACAACTATTAATGGTAAAGGATTTGGTGGTAAGGTCAATATCACAGTTGAGGGTGGTGTTGCAGTAGCAGCAACCGTATCTATTGGTGGTACTGGATATGCAATGGGTGATACATTAACGGTAAACCCACAATATACCGGAGACTTTGGTGAAAATCTAATTATTTCTATTCCAAATTCAGTCGGTGTTATAACATCATTTAACTCTATTATTGTAGACCAAGTACAAGATGAACTGAATGCTTCTGGAATTGGAAATGAAATTTCCTATGTTAACCCCAGCAATGGTATTTCTACAATTAGTAATGGGTATGTAACTTATACTGAAACATTAAATGATGGTTTGCACTTTAAGGTTAACCATAATAATCATGGTATGTATAATATTTCTAACAATGTTACTCTATATGGAATTGAATCAGATGTTTCTCCAGAAAAATTAGGTGTTGACTATAATCAGTCCTCTACTGGTCAAATACAACTTTCCAATGTTGGAATTTTCACTGCATTTGAAAATCTACCAGTATCTACTGATAATCCAGGATATATTAAGATTAACCATGAAGTCATCAAGTATACATCAGTAGATACTTCACTAAATCAACTTAGTGGTATTACTAGAGGCATTGATGAAAATATAAACGATGTCTATCCCTCAGTTATTGTTAGTTTGCACCCAACAGGTTCACCAGTCTTCAAGTATGAATTCAATGGTGTGTCTATAAGAAGAATTAATAGAACTCATGAGTTAAACCTTGTTTCTGCTAAGTATCCTATTGAAATGGATAGTTATCATATCAAAATTGTAACAAATGAAAATGGTAAGGATAGACTATTCGGTCCACCAAAACTACATTTCAATGAGTCTAAGACTGGTGGAACATATGATATGAATATTTCCGCACCAGGATCTAACATTCTTGGTGGTCCAAAGGCTTCACAAAATATTCAATTTGATAGTATCAGACCAAATATTCAAAGACTTTTGCCTGAATCTACAATCATTGATGCAAAGATTAAAACAATTAGTGGTACTAGTGTGGATGGTTCTGAAACATCATTCCGCAGTAGTGGACTTGAATCAATTTCACTAAATTCAAATAACCTCTTTAATTCTCCAAGAATTATTGCTTCTAGAGTGAATGAAATTAAACATCTACAAAGCAATACTGGTTATAAATCATTTGAAATCGAGATGAGTCTAGCAACAACAGACACTAAAGTTTCTCCAGTTATCGATTTGGATAGAGTCAATGTTATAACAACAATGAATAGGATTGACAAACCAGTTGATAATATGCTTACAGACAAAAGAGTCAATAGTCTTTTCGATGACCCACATTCTGCAATCTATGTTTCAAGAGTAATTAGATTAGAAAAGGGTTCTACTGGTCTTAAGGTTTACTTTGATGCCTATAGAGATGCATCTAATGAACTCATTGTCATGTATAGATTACTAAGACCTGACACCCCAGATAATCAAGAATTATTTGAATTTATGCCAGGTTTTGGAAATATTGATAGTAATGGAAACATTATTGATCCAAAAAACAATAATGGACTACCTGATAGAAAAGTTAATCCATCAGCATCTCCTTCTGATTTAAGGTCTTATGAATTTACATCTAAAGAAGTCCCATTATTTGATGGATTCCAAATAAAAATTATTATGACTGGAACAAATCATGCATATGTTCCAAAGATTAAGGATTTGAGAGCAATTGCAACTGTCTAATGAAACCAATTAAAGATAATAATGGTCTTCTTAGAGATGAGAGGACCAATGCCGTCATTAATGCGAATGATGTTGAGTTTGATGCCTATATGGCAGAAAAAAATAGAAGACTTTCCGAAAAGAAAGACATCCATAACATGAAAAAAGATATTGATGAGATAAAGGATGCTCTTCACCTTATAATTAACAAGCTAAATACCTAAAAGTACCTTTTGCTATGGCAGCAAAGATAATCAACCTAGTTGTAGAACAAAATTCTGATTTTCAGGCAACCATTACCATTTCAAATGATAATGGTACTAAGTTAAATTTGTCTAACTATACTGCGTCCTGTAAAGTTAAAAAGAGTGCATCTTCTAGCAGTACCTCTGCTACAATGACAGTTTCATTTGTAGACAGGGTTAATGGAAAGATTATGCTATCTATGGACTCAACTGCAACTGCTTCACTCCCTGGTGGGAGGCATGTTTATGATGTAATTATCACATCACCATCTAATTTTGTCACAAGAGTCATTCAAGGAAGTCTACTAGTTAACCCAGGAGTTAGCTAATGACACAAAACTATGAGGTTACGGTAACATCTCCATCTTTAACAGTAAATGTCGATGAAAGTGGTGCTTTTAGTGCTGCTGTCAATTATGAAGCACCAACAAGAAGTATTCAGCATACTAATTTAATACTTGATGATTTTTCTGCTGGATTTGATGGTGCCACAAAAATATTTCCATTGACAGTTAATGGTGTTGCATACTCACCATCAAATGAGCAGCAACTAATTATTCAAGTTAATGGTGTTGTTTTACGACCAGCTATTGATTATACGATTTCTGGTTCAACTATAACATTTGTTGTTGCACCTACTAATAGTCAGATTTTTTCTGGTGTTGCCTTACAAACAATTGCTGATATAACAAGAACTGTTGTTTTTCATATTGATAATGGTTCTAATGATATTACAACAGGAAGTAAGGGTGTTTTAACACTAGATGTTGCAGGAACAATTGAAGAGTGGAGAGTATTATCTGACCAAACTGGTATTATTGCTGTAGATATTGAAAAATCTACTTTTAATGACTATCCAAATAACTTTTCATCTATAGTTGGTAGTGAATATCCTACTCTTATAAATCAAAATAAGCGTAAAGATGACGACTTAACAACCTGGACAAAAAACCTTGCATTAGGTGATGTTCTTAAATTTGTAGTTCTATCATGCACAGGAATTCAAAAATGTTCTGTGTTCTTGAAGTTGAAACTATAGCATCACTTATAAATCGTTATAAATAAATCTAGAAAGCATTCCAATAAACGTAAGATAGGAGACTTTATCAATGGCACTTTTAGTACCTGATTGTGGCGAACTTCAATCCCTAAGGTATCTCGTTAACAGTGATCACAGAATCCCTAGGAATCTGATTTTAAAACTATATTCTAGTTCAACGACACCTTCCGAAGGTGATGTTCCATCACAAACAACTTATTATGAACCATATGATGCATCAGGATCACTTGGGTATGGTGTTTCACCATCCAATGGATATCCTGCTGTAATTAATAATAGGTTCGACCAGGACTATTCCAGACAGTTTGGTGTTCTCCTTAATGGTAATCTTTGGAATGTAAGAACGATTACCTCTGCGATTGCAACTCCTACTGGTTCAGGCACAGTTAACGAATATACAATCACTGTTGATAGCACAACCAACATTGCTGTTGGACACTATGCAAGTGGTGGTGGTATTGGTTCCAATGCAACTGTTGCTGCAATTGATGGCAACACTATTGTACTAACGGTTCCTAACACATCTACGTTTACCAACCAAGCACTAGCATTTGGTGTTGGTACAACTACTGCATCATATCCTGAGCAAACTTTCACCTTCTCCTCTGCTGCTAATAACCAGTTTGGTTACTATCTAATAAGAGCAAATAACCTTCCTAAGGAAATTCACGGTGTTGAGAATGCTACTTCAGTTTCTGAAGCAGTTGCAATTGGTAAGACTCTGACCACTGGTACTATTGGTCAGTCATTCTTGACTCTCTTCGATAAGAAGTATGAGCCAACTGTTTCTGGAACTAATGGTGAGATGCTTCTCACGGTTAATGTTAATACTGGTATTACAACTAACCAGAGAGTATCTGGAACTGGTATTGTAGCAGGAACTAGAGTTACTGGTGTGCAGGGAACTAACGTTTATATCGATAAACAGTTATCCGGTTCCCCTTCTGGAATAGCAACATTCACTGAAAATGTTGCTGAAGATATCTGCGTTGGAATGGCAGTTACCCACACCAACCTAACTGGTGAAGTTAAAGCAATTAGTGATGGTACTACAGTTACCGGTTACGATGAGATTCTGAGAAGAGTATATCTCAATAATGAACTGGTAAACAACGTACAGACTGCTACTGGAGACCAAGTTAACTTCGGTACTTCACATGTAACTGCAACATCTCATGGTTTGGAAGCAGGTGATGTAGTTTATATTGCATCGGGTGCAGGTAATACAACTACTGTGTCTTCAACATACACTGTCCACCATTCACTTGATGCAAATACCTTCTCAACTACACCTGCTCTTGCAGTTGGTGCTGGTGGAAGTTCCACAATCTATAGCAGCATCATGTTTGCTGAAAGATTTACAAACGGTCCATACAATATCCAAAACAATGGTGACCAAATTAAGGTTACTCTGAATATCAGCCTCGATTGATACATTGTATTTGATTTTAATATTATATTATGGAGGGGTTGCGGTAACGTGGCCCCTCCTTTTTTTCCTTGTTTTAATAAAGAGAATGCGAGATGCCAGCACTTAATGTCGGAATAAGTTCAACATTTGAACAGCAGAGACGTGTCATCAATACACTTGCAGTTGATGTCAGCTCCATCCTTTTGGGAACTGCTGGAATAGCAACGTACTCACCATTAGCAGGAATTGCATCTGATGCAGTTAGACTTAATGGCCAGTTACCAAGCTTTTACCTAAATTACACAAATCTGGGTAATACACCAACAAGTTTATCCCAGTTTACTAATGATGTAGGTTTTATTACTTCATTTACAATTGATAGTGGCATTTCTGTTACTGGTATTCTAACTGCTACCACATTTGATGGTAACCTAACAGGTAATGTAACTGGAAATCTTTCCGGTGATGTTCAGGGTGGAACTATCACAGGCAGTTTTAGTGGCAATGGTAGTGGAATTACCAATATAAATGCTTCTAACATATCTGGTGGAACTCTAAGTAACTCAGTTATACCCACACTCAACCAGAATACTGCTGGAACTGCTGCTGGACTATCTGGCAATCCAACCATCGGTATTACTTCTTTAACGGCATCAGGGAGGATTGTAGGTGCTGCTACTAGTAATGTAATTCCATTCTTATATACTAATTTAAGTGACTTGCCAAGTGCAGGAACTTATCATGGTGCATTTGCCCACGTTCATAATGAAGGTGCTGCATATTTTGCACATGCTGGAGATTGGGAAGAACTTGTAAATTACACTACGGGCACAGATAATTTATCCATTGGAGGAACAGTAACTGCATCTGGTATTAATGTCACTGGAATTGTAACTGCTGTCACATATTATGGTGATGGTTCACAATTAACTGGTGTTGGTGGTGGAGGTGGTGGACTACAGATTTATGATGAATATAATCTAATTGGTACAGCATCTTCACTTAACTTTGTCGGTGGAAACGCAGCAGCAACTTTTAGTAATGGTTATGTTACAGTTAATTTAACTGATTCTGATACAAACTATTGGGAACTTAATTCTTCAGGAATCAGCACAACATCAAATATTGGTATTCAAACTGCAAATCCAAGTTATCCATTAGAAATTGGTCCATATAACAGTAGCTCAGTTGGACTATATGTTCATGGAAAATCAACTTTTGGTAATGAGATAACTGTACCTTCTGTTGGACTAGGAACATTATCAATTAACTCTGAGACTAGAGTTCTTAATGTTCCAAGAATTGTAGCATCCGAACTTGCTGTTGGTAATATTTCAACAACTAGGATTTTAGATGTTACCAGTTCAGCAACTATTGGTGCTGGACTAACAATTCAAGGTGGATTGGATATCCGTGATAACCTAAGAGTTTCAGATAATAAGTATATTACTCTTGGTGATGGTTTTGATCTATCAATTTATCATGACACGATTAATAGTCATATTGCTGACCAAGGTACTGGTAGTCTAATTCTTCGTGGTAGCACAGTTCAGATAAAAAATGCAGCAGACAGTAAGGTATCTGCTGAATTTACGGGTGGAGATTCTGCAAAACTTTACTGCGATAATTCAGAAAAGTTTGCTACTATCAGTTTAGGTGCAACTACTTATGGTAATCAATATGCCACAGCATTCTATGGTGATGGTTCTGGTCTAACAGGGATTGTTGCTGCATCAAGTGTCGGTCTTGCAATTTTAGATTCTGGAACACCAGTTGGCACTGCTACTACATTAAACTTCGTTGGTACTGGTGTAAATCCATCAGTTACTGGTGGTATTGCAGAGATTGACATTTCTGCTGCAATTGGTGCTGCAGGCAAATTTAAGGATGGTACTTTAGGTATACATACAACAGCACCTGCTGTTGGTTTAGGTACAACTAATCCACAAACACAGTTACAACTTGGTGATTTTTACGGTATAGAAGTTTACAGTGGTTCTACTACAGTAAATGCTGGTGTTGCAACAGATGGTATAGGTGAGTGGACCATTGCAGATACGGACTTTGTAAGTGTGGAATATAAACTATACTTTAACTACAATGGTTCAATTCAAACCCAAAAAGCATCAGTGATGCATGATGGAACTACCGCATATGTCTCATCATATGCCATGATGATGACTGGAAATACTCAAGTTATGTCAATTGATGCAGTAGTATCAAATGGACAAGTAATTCCAAGGTGGACATCAGGAAGTGGAATAACTGGTATTGTTACATACAGAGTAGTAAGGGAGTCAATGCTATGATTATAGACTGGACTGATGAAGAGAACATTAAAGCATTAAATCAAGCACATCTCGATGAGATTGCAGAATTGGAGAAGGTTCCTGACGATCCAACTATTAGTAAGCAGTATGTTATTGGATGTAGTAATGCTGCAGATTGGCAATATATCCATCAAGTTCTAATTACTGATGATACTAGTGAATCAGATTTTCCATCAGAGTCAGTAACATGTATAGATTCTTGCAATCATAGCTCAGTTAAGGGTAGATATATTTTAACAGATGAACAAGTAGGGACTATAAAAAATCACCCTAAAGTATTGTATATTCATCCAGACTTTAGTAGATACTTGGGAACATATAAACCACCCACACACGAAATTATATGTGCTGCTAAGTATAACAGATATAATAGCAATAAACGGCACTATAGGGATATGCAGGTATCCATGCCATATACACCCACCGATGCGGAAGCAGGTCGTTCTGGATATCAGTTGTTAAGATGTATGCAAGTAGATGATCCTTGGTGGTCTGAAGTTGGAACATATGAAACAAAGAATGATGTTATTAAAAACGAAAAAATCCAGCAGCTTGGTGATGGTTCAGATATAGATTTAATTATTACAGATACTGAAGCATGGTATGGTCATCCAGAATTTATTAACACAGCAATAAGAAGTACAGCAACTAATGATGGATATAACTCTACTGGTTCTGGTCCAACTAACTACAGGGGAGGTAATGTCCTCCCAGGAAATGGATATTGTGATGCTTTAGACATGTATCTAGATTCACCATATTATATTGATCCAGACTTTTTTAATGCCGACTCAGGCAATAGATTAATGACAAGATGGGATGGCACTAGAGTCCCAACAGAAAATGCTGCTCGTAATTGGTGGTCTAGCAATTCATTATCTACTAGGTCATCAAAGTTCGTAAGTCCATCTCAAGGAGGAAGCGCTACTGGTGTTAATGATTTTGGTGTGATTAATTCTGGTTCTCAATATAGTAATTATACTAGACTCAACTGTAATGGATCAAATACATCATATCCTACTGCTGGTGGTCAAACTCATGCTACCCAATGTATGGGTGTATCTTATGGAAGACAGTATGGATGGGCATATAATGCAAATAAATGGCATATAAACAATATTGGTAATAGTTCCACTGGTATTGAATCATCGGCAGATTTCATTAAAGTTTTTCATAATTGTAAACCCAACAATCCATCATTAGGAACAAAGGACCCAACAGTGACATCAAATAGTTGGGGATATCGTTCTACGAGTCATAGAACTATTTCTTCTCCCGGTAATTATGTATTTTTCCGGCATGGACAAGGATCCACTACCAATGTAGTCAATCCATCTGCATCATATACTTCCACTTACAGTATGCCAAATTGTCTGAAAGATGTTGGTAGATATGGGGATGGATATAGAATGAAGGGTGAAATGTTGCCAAACTCCATGCTCACAGCATGGGAGGAGATGGTTAATGCTGGTGTAATTACAGTTGTTGCATCAGGTAACTCAAATCAGAAGCAAGTTCAACCAAACCATCCAGACTTTGATAACTTTTGGACATATAATGTTACTGGCAATACAAGTCTAATATCGAATACGCATCAAGAGTTTGGAGTTAATTGTTATAACACAATGAATAGACCTGGATTCCCACAACAGGTTGGCAGACATACTGATAGTAATAACAATTTGGTTTTAAACAAAGTTATTAATATGGGTGCATTGGATTATGCATATCAAACTACTGGGCATGAGAGAAAAGTGGATTATAGTGATATGGGTAATGGTATTGATTGCTATGCTCCAGCAGATGATACACTAGGACCAACTGCATTTACAAGTGGTGAAGGTGTTCACCCCGAAACTTATGCGGGACTTACTATTACTGCAATGGATGATGACTTTGGTGGAACTAGTTCAGCATGTCCAGTGGCAGCAGGATTAATTGCAACTAAAATGCAATATAATAGGACATGGAGTTGGAGTGATGTGAAGACTTGGATTTTAAATCTAAGTCAGCAAGATCCAACTAAGTTTTATAATGGAACCGAAGCAACTTCAGTAAATGACAGTAATTGGCAAGATACTGTTCATATTAATGGTGGTTCTCCAATTGTCATGTATGACAAAGAAACTGGACAAGAACCTTCTGGTGCTTTCGGCAGTATCCAATCTAGTAATTATTCTATAACAGAGGGAGATACATTTACTATAACAATATATGCAGCTGGTGTACCTAGTGCAACATATTATTATTCCATTGAAGGGATTCCAGGAGAAGATTTTACCCCACCAGTAGGTGGATTTGACCCTTCAGGAATAACAGGTAACTTTAGTTATAGTGGTTCTGGAAACATTACATTCAATATAGTTACTACTAATAATCTAATTACATCTACGGATAGTAGAATACGAATTAGAGTTCGTGAAAGTGCTATTAATGGACCAATTGTTGCATCTACTGACGATATTATCGTCACTGGGACATCAGAACCAGTACCATTTCAGTTTGCATCTGGTGGAACTCAATGGGGTGGTGGTGTAATAGTCACTTTCCAACCGTAACTAAATAGTAAAAACTTCTAGTATTTAAATGGGATATGCCTGAAGAAATTCTAGAAACACCTGGGTTTCAGGAAATAAAAGATACTTTACCCAAAGAGCCGGAGGGTGATGTAGATAAGGAATATGTTGTTGTTTGCTATACTAACGAAGGATGGCAAACAATTCATAGTTTTATCATGGAAGAATCTACTGATGTGGATTTTATTCCCAATGCTGCAAAAATATGTAGTGATGACAAAAAACATAGCCCTGTTAGGGGAACATATTTGATGAATGACTCTGAGGCAAAAGAACTCAGGTCTCACGTATTAGTTAAGACGGTAAATATTAATCGTTCAGCATATCCAGGAACATATAAAATTGACCCTGCACAATTATTGGATGGAATTGGACCAAAATATAGATATGGTTCAAATGTTAACCACCAAAGAGACCCAGCTTGGTCATCAAGTCCTGCAGCAGACACACTAAACCGTGCTGGATATAGTCTTTTAAGACATTCTCAGTATCAAGACCCTTGGCAGGGTAAGATAACAAGTACTGTAATCAACGATAGGGCTCAGCATTATGGTGCGGGTGAAGACACTGATGTCATTGTAATTGATCAAGATATGTGGTTTGGTCATATTGAATTTCAAAATAATACAGGTAATGGTCCAACTAACTATACGGGAGGAAATGTTCTTCCCGGAAATGGAACCTGTGATGTCTTATGCATGGTAAATGATGCACCATATTACATTGATCCCGATTTCTTCGATGCCAATCCATCATCTAGATTAATTACAAGATGGGATGGCACTAGAGTCCCAACGGAAAGTGCTGCTAATGGTTGGTGGAATAATAATTCATTGTCATATAGGTCATCAAAATTTGTAAGTTCGGGTAATGGTGGAACTGCAACTGGGGTCAATGATTTTGGAACTATAACCGTTACATCTGGTTACACCAGAGCAAGTATGAATGGGTCCAATACTGCTTATCAAACTCAGAGTGGATATCATGCAACACCATGTGCATCTTTAGCATATGGAAGACAGTATGGATGGGCATATAATGCAAATAAATGGCATATTGCCGTTATGGGAAGTTATGCACCTGATGAAGAAGAACTATTTGATTTAATCAAAGTATTCCACCAGTGCAAACCAGTAAACCCGACATACGGAAATAGAGACCATACACTTACAACAAATAGTTACGGTTATAGAGCACATACTCCATCATCTAGTGGATATTATTACTATGAGACCAATAATGATGGAACTGGTGGAGTTTCTTATTCATCAAAACCAAATTTCCTTAACAATTTCTATCAAAGTGGTCTTAGATGTGAAATGCAGTCGGGTTCTACATTGACAGCTGGTGATGAACTGATTGATGCTGGTGTTATTTTTGTATGTTCTGCAGGAAACACTAGACAAAAACTAGTGAAAGCAACTCACCCATCTTGGTATAATTATTTGTCTACCAGTAGTAATCATACAATAGCAGATACTGTATTCACTTCTTCTGGATTTGATTGGGCAAAAACTACGAATAGACAGGGATTCCCTGGTCAAATTGGTGCAACTGGTGTTGGAACAAACACTACATATAGAACTTTTCCAATTGGAGCACTAAGTGGTTCTCAGTATAGTGGTGGATTGGAACAAAGAGCAACCTATAGTAATATGGGTAATCTAATTGTTGGATTTGCTGCTGGAGAAAAGCAGGCATCTGCATGTGATGACAATTCTAGTAGTCGTTACAACCGTTATGATGCTTATTATACTATCAATGGTGTTCAATCTATAGAGTCAGAAGATACTGAATTCGGTGGAACCAGTGCGGCATCTCCTGTTGCTTGTGGTTTATTAGCAACTAAGATGCAGCATAATAGGACTTGGACGTGGCAAGATTTGATGAACTGGATTGATGGATTAACACCAGTCAATAATTCAGAATTTTACTATGGTTCTGAATCAACTTCTGCTACAGAT